GACGACTGGAGTAAGAGATTAGATCTGAGTAACTTAGAATCGCTTTGTCACACATGTCACAACCGACATCACAAGTCTTGAAAAAATAAAAAAACTGAAACAATTAGAAATAAAAGACCTCCCCCCACCCATTGTGTCTAATTTTGACACAATTACAAGAGCGACGCCTACTCAACATCGCAGAGAATCCCGTTTTTGAAATAGTTTTCAAGGAGGTGTAATTTTATGTCAGGAAGAAATAAACAACCGTTATCGGTTATTCAAGGAAAAGGTAAATCGAAACACTTAACAAAGGCCGAAATTGAAGAACGGCAGGGACACGAAAACGCAATGAAAGGTTTCACGGATAATATTGAACCACCAAAATATTTAACAGCTGCACAAAAAAGAGAATTCGAATCGCTTGCTTCCGAACTAATTCGACTAGAAATCTTTAATAATTTGGACGTTGACAGCTTGGCCCGTTATTTGGATTCCCGTGATCAGTACGTAAAGATTGTTAGGTTATTACGTTCGACAAAACCGAAAGACGACTTTGATGAGTTTGCTAAAATTCAAAGGACGAAAAATTTATTGTTCACTGAGTGTCGTTCAGCCGCAGGAGATTTAGGGCTAACAATTACATCTCGATTGAAATTAGTTATTCCAAAAACAGAAAACACAACACCAAGGACGGAAGCAGAGAAGCGCTTTAGTGGTCGTCTGTGAGTGAAATACTTCAACGCGTAATTAATTATGCGGATGATGTTCTAATCGGTACTATAAATGCAGGAGTAAAACATAGGTGGGCCGTTCGTCGGTTCTTAAAGGATTTGGAAGATTGTCAGAAAGAAGACAGTCTTTTTTATTTTGATGAAGAAGCGCTCGAAGATTTCTATTATTTTGCGCGTGAGTTTAAGCATGTTGAGGGCGTTCTTGCCGGACAAAACATTGAACTAGTTGATTTTCAATTATTTATGGCCGCTAATATATTGTGTTTCAAAAAGAAGACGAACGATGCCAGGCGCTTCCGGAAAGCCTACATTCAATTGGGAAGAAAAAATGCCAAGTCGCAATTCTTAGCAATACTGGCCGCATTTATAACCTTCTTAGGGGATGAAAAACAACGTGCCTTTATTGCTGGATGGATGAGAGTCCAATCCGATGAAGTGTACGCGGCGATAAAAAGTGGTATTGCCGGAAGTGAATTATTATCGGGCAAGTGGCGGGAAGCGTACGGGAAACTTGAAATATTTAGTAATGGATCAGAAATTATTCCTCTCTCTCGTGAGACTAGAAAAACAGGTGATGGAACGAATCCATCTTTAGCTATTATTGAGGAATATCATACGCATGAAACATCTGAAATTTATGACGTGCTTGATTCTGGTACCGTTGCGCGAAAAGAACCACTGCTTGTAATCATCACAACAGCAGGATTCAATATGGAACGTCCTTGTTATAAAGAATATGAATACGCAAGCCGCATAATAGATCCCGAAGATGATGCTGAAAACGATGACTACTTCGTTATGATTTGTGAAATCGACCAAGGCGACGATATCAAAGACGAATCGAACTGGATTAAAGCTAATCCGATTGTGGCCACATATCCAGAAGGTTTAACATCTATCCGATCCGCATTAAAAATGGCGCTTGATATGCCAGAAAAGATGCGGGCGTTTCTTACCAAGACCATGAACTTGTGGGTAGATAAAAAAGATGATGGATATATGGAAATGTCGAAATGGAATGAATGTAAGAGCGATGATATTAGTCTCACTGACATCCCGTTATGGGTTGGTGCTGATATGTCCATGACAACAGACTTAACAAGCGTTGGATGGGTTGGGATTGACGAAGAAGGTCATTATGTTGTCGGACAGCACTCATTCATGCCGAAAGAACGATTAAAACAGCGCATGGCACAGGATAATGTACGGTTCGACTTGTGGGCGGAACAAGGACACTTAACACTAACGGCTGGAGAAGTTGTAAATTATACAGAAGTTGAAAGTTGGATTAAGAATTTTTCTAAAGATAAAAATACGCAGGAATTTGCTTATGATAAATGGAACGCGCTTCATTTAGCTCAAAATCTTGAAAACGAAGGCTTTATATGTGTGGAAATGCCTCAGAGAATTGGGACGTTATCGATACCCACAAAAACATTCCGCGGATCCGTGTATGACAAAGAAGTAAAACACGACGGAGATCCATTATTGCGTTGGGCGATGAATAACGCGATTGTTCGAATGGACGACCAAGAAAACATCATGATATCTAAAAAGCTAAGTAAAGAACGAATAGATCCGGCGGCGGCGATAATAAACGCATTCGCTAGGGCGATGTATGGAGAAACGAAAGAAGATTTGAGTAGTCATTTCTTGAAAAATTGGTCTATGTAGGCGGTGAACGAATGGCGAAAGCAATAAAGAAATTCATAATAGCGTTTATCACAGGATTCTTCACCGTATGGTTGGAGGATTTTTTAATTTTAGCGGGATTAGCTTTAATAATTTTTAACACGTATTTATTTAGTGTGATCGATATTAACATACTGATTGGAAATTATTTACTAGGTGTTGTATTGATATTTATAGGAGTCATCTTAGTTAAAAGATAATAACCAAAGGAGAAAGGGGGTGGAGAATTGATATTCAGAAATGCATTAAATCCTAAAAATACAACAAATACGACTGATTTAAAAAATCCCGCCCCTTGGTTTATGAAAATGTTTGGTCACGAATCATCCAGTGGTGAGAAGGTAACGGTCGAATCAGCATTAGGTGTGCCCATTGTTTATACGTGTGTAAATATATTAGCAAACAGTATCGCAAAGCTTCCACTTCAAACATTCAAGAAGACTGATACAGGTAGGGAAAGAGACAGCAGTCACGCGGTTGCTAGTTTATTAGAAACTAGACCAAATCCATATCAAAGCCCGTTTAAATTCAAACACTTGGTTGAAACTCATAGAAACTTGTGGGGAAATGCTTATATCAACATTGATTGGGGATGGGACGGGCGACCAAAGGCACTATGGCTTTTAAATCCCGCTAAGACTGAGCCCGTCGTTGATGTGGACACAAACGAGGTGTGGTTCCACACTACGCTCCCTAATGGTAGTACAACCAAGATTGCATACGGGGACGTAGTAAACCTAACAGCATTGACCACAGACGGATTGAAAGGGAAAACACCGATACAAGTCGCGCGTGAAGCGATTGGTAGTTCCCAGGCAGCGCAAAAGTTTAAAGGTAAGTTTTACAAAAACGGCGCATCGAATAGCGGGTTTTTGAAGATTCCCGGAATGTTAAATCCAGAAGCAAAAGCCGTTGTTCGTGACGAGTGGGAAAAGGCAAACACCGGAATCGATAATGCACAACGAATAGCGATATTAGATGCCGGGTTGGAATTCCAGAATATTAGTATGCCGTTGAAAGATGCTCAATTTGTGGAAGGTATGAAATACGACAAGACAGAAATAGCGATGTTATTTAACGTACCTTTGCACATGGTTAATGAATTAGATCGGTCTACTCACAACAATATGGAGCAACAAATGCTTGAATTTATATCAAACACACTAAGCCCTATCGTAAAACAGTGGGAAGAAGAATTTAGTTATCAACTGTTTTCCCACAAAGAACAACAACAGTATTATTTGAAGTTTAATCTGACAAGTTTATTACGCGCCGACTCGAAAACTAGAGCCGAATACTACAAAACAATGCTTGATACGGGCGTGTTTTCAATTAATAGAGTGCTTGAATTGGAAGATGAGAATGGCATTGAGCACGGTGACACACATCGTGTAGATTTAAACCACGTATCTATTGAAATTGCCGATGAATATCAACTTGCTAGAGCAGGTGCGCCGAAAGGGGGTGAGGAAGATTAAAGAGAATGTTTTTCAATATCCAGTCGTAAATGGGCCTGTTCCATTCAAGTCCAAAATCAGCAAAAGTTTAATGACCATAAAAAACCTCACCGATAGTTCAGCGGATCTTTATATCTATGGGGAGATTGTGGACAACTCAGAATGGAAATGGGATGAGTCGGATGTGATGCCGAACGACGTAAAAGATGCCTTGGAAAAAGTCGATGGCCTTGAAACGCTGAATATTTACATTAACAGTCCGGGCGGATCTATTTTTTCGGGATTAGCAATTTACAACATGTTGAAGCGAAACACATCTAAAAAGATTGTTCATATAGACGGCGTCGCGGCTTCTATGGCTTCTGTTATTGCCTTGGTCGGTGATGAAATTTACATGCCATCCAATGCTTTCATGATGATTCATAAGCCGTTGACAGGTTTGTGGGGTAATGCAGATGATTTGAGAAAAGTTGCTGATAGCCTAGATACCATCCAAGGCGGACTAATGAAATCGTATGAAGAAAATCTACGTGACGGTGTCGATATTAAAGAAGTCGAAGAAATGGTAAACAGAGAGACTTGGCTCGATGCAGAAGCAGCGACTAAGTATTTCAACATCGAACTTACTGAACCACAGCAAATCGTGGCGAGCGCTAAACATTTATTGGGTGAATATAAAAACGTTCCCAAATCGTTATTAAAAGAAGTACCGAAAGTTGCTAAGGTTCCAAATAGAGCTCATGACAATTTCGACAAAATTAAATTTCAAAACGAGCTAGACCTTCTAAATTTATAATAGAAGGTTATTTTTATGCTCAAAAATAGGAGGAATATAATTGGATAAACAACTTATGCAAGCACTTAAATCTTTACGAATGAACAAACGAGTATTTGGCGTGAAAATGGACGGTACGGCGGGTATGACAAAAAGGGAACAGGCTCTAAGACAAAATGCCGCGGATCTACGCGACGAAGCGAAGGCGTTCATGGACGAAGGTAAACAGGAAGAGGCAAAAGCAAAACTTGCTGATGCTAAGGCGGCAAAATCGGAACTAGACAACTTTCTCGCTTTACAAAAAGACTTTGAAGGATTAGGCGGAGCACCGGCACCAAAAGCCAAGGGCGCTCAATTGCCACCAACACCAAAAGAGCCGAAAGCTACCCCGAAAGCAGAATATAAGAAAACGTTCTTCAAAGCACTACGCGGCCACAAATTAAACGAAGAAGAATCCGGAGTTATGGGTGATTATAAAGCGAAACTCTCTCAAGGAACTGGCGAAGACGGTGGCTACATCGTGCCGGAGGACATTACTACAGCCATCAACGAACTTAAAAACACTGTCGATAGCCTAGAACAATACGTCACTGTTGAGCCTGTTAAAACAAATAAAGGTGCTCGTACACTTGAGCGTCGTGCTGATTCCACACCATTCGCGCCACTCTCTGAATACGGAGATCCAAACGCAATGGCAGAGATCAACACACCTAAATTTGACCGTTTGCCGTATGAAATTGAGGATTACGCAGGATTCTTGCCGGTTCCGAACGATTTACTAGCGGATACGGACCAAGCGCTTGAATCATACCTGCGTCGTTGGATTGCTAAGAAATCGAAGGCGACTCGTAACCACTTAATCCTTACAGAAATTAACACTCTTGCAAAGGTAACTTTTGCAGATTATAACGATATTAAGAAAGCGCTGAACGTTGACCTAGATCCTGCATTTTCGGTCGGCGCAACGATTTTCACGAATCAAGACGGATTCAATTACCTGGACACACTCGAAGACAAAAACGGTAAACCACTACTTCAAGAAGATCCGCAAGATGCAACAAGTAAACGTCTTTTCGGTCGTCTCGTTGTTGTGCTATCTAACAAAACGATTGCAACGAACGCTGGTAAAGCACCATTCATTGTAGGAGACCTGAAAGAAGCGATTGTATTGTTTGACCGACAACAAATGTCTGTCGATATGACAAAAGAAGGCGGAGACGCTTGGAGAACAAATACTACTGAATTCCGCGCTATCGAACGTGAGGACGTTAAGGTTTGGGATTCTGAAGCTGTCGTTTATGGAGAGCTTGATATTACAGTACCAGTAGCATAAAAGGAGGAAAAATGATGACAAAAGTAATTATGCGTTTTCGTGACAAAAACACGAAGGAGATACACGAAAAAGATGGAGTGTATGAAGGCGATGCAAAACGTGTCGCTGAATTACAAAAAGCGGGATATCTTGGAAAAGAGAAACCGAAGAAGAAAATCAAACCTAAAGAGGGCGAGTAACTTTTATTAAAAGTCAAGATATAACATGTTCCTCTTTATACATCAACATCCTTCATACAATGTGCAACATTATATGAGCTATATTAATTGAACAACAAGAGATCGTCATTGACGATCTCTTTTATGTCGTATCGGGCCATAACATGTAATAGAAACATCTAGTACGTAGCACTTTTTTGATGCCTACTAAATGAGTAAATGTGGTGCTATGATATAGATAGCTCTTCAACAAACGTGCCATATTGTTGCATAAAATTTCTTGCTGTGTATTGAACTACTACCCCTCAATCGAATCACATCTTGAAGTAATTAGTGTATAGTTTTTTAACTACCTTGCATAACAAGTCAAAGTGGTTTATCATATGCATATGTCTTGTTATGCAAGGTAGTGAGTGGAGGAGGATTTATTTGTCAATGACGCAAATGCTAAAGGGTATAATTGACGGATGTTTGCTGGCTATTATCGAAAATGAAGAAGTGTATGGGTATGAATTAGCGGAGAAACTAGAAGGTTTCGGTTTTGATTCTTTCAGTGAAGGTACAATATATCCATTGTTAATACGTATGCAAAAGGAAGAACTTGTTTCATCGACTTTTAAAAAATCTACGGCAGGACCTAAAAGAAAATATTACTCTCTAACTCCCAAGGGTAAAGTAGAATTAGAAAGTTTTATCGTGCGTTGGAATTCCTTACAAATCAATGTAAACAGAGTCTTACATTTCGAAACAGATATAAAAGGAGATGAAACGAATGAATAGTAAATTGGAACTTTCAAGAAAGAGTCAAAGGTTTTTAGATGATTTACGTACTTATTTATTTACCAACAGAAAAAGTTTGAGTGATGTAGATGAAATTATCAGCGATTTAGAAAATCACTTATATGAAGCTGAACGAAATGGGAAGCCTATTGAAAAAGTTGTTGGAGGATCCCCAAGAGAATATATGAAAATGGTTTCTGGTGAATTGGCAACTGATAACAAGAACTGGTTCAAATATATTTGTCTAATCGTTTTCGGATCATTTTCTTTTACGATTTTCCCGGATATAATGAACCTTAATATTTCGTTTTCTGTCTTGGAAATTAGCAGTCACATTTTGATTAGCACTATGTTTATTCTATTGGCTTTTGCGTACTTTAAATATAATGCAATAAAAGATTATTCCATTGCAAAGCGAGCGATTTTACAACTCGGAATGGTACTATTATTATCTGCTATATCATTTTCTTTAATTTATTTAAATAAATATATAGACAGTCCTATTATTCATTTTGGCCCTATAGGAAGTCTACTTGCCGCTGTTATTATGGGATTATTTTTAATCGGTCTTGTAATATGGGCATCGAAATAAAGTTCAACAATCGGGCGTGATTGTTGAACAAGATAGTTAAAATAGCCTTGTTAAAAAAAATTAGCGAGGCTATTTTCCAACTCATTAATCATCTACTTGAACTGCTCAAATTGATTAGTTACCCATCGCTCTTGGTTTTCTGCAACGTATTTTTCAACTGCAATTAATCTATTCGCCAATTCCTCTTTCGAAAGTTGCATATACCTCTTTTTTGCGATGTTTACATCACGTTCAGACGAAATCCTTCTTAAAGATGCTTCGTCAAATCTAGAGGGCATTACAGGCTTTTTACGCGTGTTTTTTACTTTATACGTTCTGCTATGCTTTTGATAATAAGAATGTAGTTCCTCATTGCGTTTAATCGTATTTTGATGGATACCTTTTCCTTTTTCATCAACTACTTTTGAATGCTCACTAATGTTGTGATAAGTTACAGGAATCCCTTGTTCTACGAGTAAATCAATCGTTTGAATACCGATAGTAAGTGAACGATCCTTACGTTGCTGATGCACTTTATCAAGCCAATGCCGTTTATCTGAATGGATTACGCTTTGTTGCTGGTTCATAATTACGTTCCTCTCTATACTTTTTTATCAAATCAATCTCTTTTAATTCGATTCTAGCTTGCTTCGCCATTTCTTTTGCTTTACGAACTTCAACTTCTAACCCCATTTGCTTGAATCGTTTCTCCATATCTTTTGATAATTGAATAACTTCTAAAAGTTCATCTTCTTGGTCTGGTTCAGGTATTTTTGCTTTACAACCTAAACATTGCATTTTAGTCGGACACACAAAGTCGGTCACGCAAGTACCACCTAATACTTTGTTATATACACCAACCTTTTCAGCGTGTTCATCAAATTGCTGTTGTAGCTCTTTGGGGCTTCTTAAATACGCATCATCAATATCGACATAGCTTGAAATAACATCATGTAATTCATTTATTGATTCGGATATTTGCGATGGGGTTGGTGCGGAGTAATAAGCTGTTACATTCAAATCCCTTTGATGTAACATCTTGGCGACAATATCAACATTCACGTTTTGCCGCTGGACTGCTTCTGTTGCAAAAGCATGTCGTAAAAGGTGCGTCTTGATTGTTACAGGCTTACCGCTTTGTGTTTCAAGAACCAATCCATGAAGGAGGAATCGAATGGAGCTGTATATAGCATCAATTTTCATTGCATTACCTTCATATTGAAAATAATAAGGCATTGGCTCACGAAAAAGATGCTTTCTATCATCTCTGTATAAATTACTTGGAATTTTCTCAACAGCATAATGCTCTTTTAGTAATCTTGCCACGGTTTGAATATGCTCCATAGTCTGTTTGCTTATATAAAATTCTTCTAAAGAATCTCGTCCTTTAGGGATAGCCTTGAATGAGAAATGCAACTTCTCTTTAACCTTTTTTATAAGGATACACTCTTTCGTATTATTAATTTGAAGTAATTCATTAATTCTTGCACCAGTAGTAGTTAAAATATCTATTGCTAATAGACCAAATGTACAAGCTGCATAAAATGGTTCAACATCAATTAATAAACCTTGTGCTTTGTCTTTGTGCAAAGTAACAAAAGTTGTCGGTGTTAAAATACCTTTATGATGAGAATAAAATGGAGAGGGCTTTTGATGATGCCCTTGTTCGTAGCCCCATAAAGATAGAAACCTTAAAATACGTTCATGTTCTTCAATCGGTCTATTCCTATTCCAACCTCCAATAACATTAAATTCAATCAATTCATTGAACCAAAGTCCTTCTCCTTCTGATTTGTCCTCTATTGATTCCGCACGAATAAACTCAAGGAAATAAGCATTGTTTTCATCAGAATAAGTTACTTTCTTCTGTGTTGCTTGTTTTATAATAGTTTCTGAAAAATGGATTTGGTGATGCAATACAAAGGATGGTTTATCCCATAAACGAAAATGAAATCTTTCCCCGATACGTTCGGGTTCATCGTAGAAGAACTCAATTGGTAGTGATAGTGATTTAGTTTTTACCTCCTGTATTTGTTGATGAAAGGCATCACGTAGTCTTTTCATCTGATTCCATCGTAAGTTTGCTTCTGCACGTATCGTTGGAAGCATTGGCACAATAGCATCTGTTTCATCTTTACGAATAGTTTGAGCTTGTTCCTTTGCTAATTTTTGAAAGGAAAAATCTCTGGAGTCAAATGAAGTAGGTTGCAATAGAAACAGTTTAAAATATTCTTGTTCTTCAAGAGATAAGTTGTTATACATCCATTTTTTTGTAGTGTACTCGGCTCCACTATAGCATCTCAACAACTCGCTTCTTTTGTTGTTGGAATCGTTAGGAAAAATCTCACCTTTTAAATATCCATATAAATGAACATTCGGATCGAAGTCTAAAAATCTAGTAATGTTAAAATGATTGAAAATATCTTTAAATCGTGTGTTTAAGGTCCCGATGATTCCTTTAATAGTTATGGCATCTTTATTTTGAGCTGTTTCGATTAATATAATCAATAAAAGATGATTCATCCAATCAAAATTTAAGCAATTATTATTAAGGTATTTAAGATTCCGTTGATCTACTTTGTCGATTAAAAACTCGCTTCGACCGTTCTTCAGGCACATCAACCTTGTATCCATTTTCCCAAGCCATTTATCATACCATTCCGTCGCTGGTCTTAGTTGTGTTGCGTCAGTCAATTTTATTCCAACCCTTCTAATAACTCTTGTAAGTCTTCATCGACTAGTTCAATCTTTGTTGTTTCAATGACTGCCAGCTTTGGTTTTCCAGAAGATTTATGCTGCTTAGTATAATCTTGCTCTCTTTGTGCCATTTGTTCCATCATATTTTCATGAGCTTCTCGATGTTTTGCTTCGTCAAAATGATGTTCGTATATATTCATGGTATCTGGATTTTTCCATTTCATATATTTAATCAATTCGTTTTTTCGCTGTTGAATTTCAGCATCGTTTATGGAAATATTATGAATTTCTCTCAGGCGAGAAGTGACAAACCAATGTCTTGCTTTATGTGGGTTTAAACTTAATTCATTAACTTTCATTGCTCGATTCCAATGATAATACCAAGCATGATAAGTAAGTGCTGTCCCATTTGCAGATAAAAAGATTGGTGCATCGTCAAGTAATTGTTCAAATCCTAAATGGTTTTCATCATAGGATTTTCTCTCGGTGTCTATATAGTGAAACAATCGCTTGACTGTATCTTTACTAAAGCGTAGGAACTTGATCTTCCTACCATGACTCCCTTTGTTAAACGTACTGACCTCTTGATGACTTTTACGCTGACGATAATCTCCAACGGTGAGTTCAATAATTTCCGATGCCCTTGCTCCCGTTTCGAATAGCATACGAGCTATAATCATTTCACGTTGCGACCAATTTACTTTTTTTCCTGCTTGATAAACTTGATAAGGTAAATTCATATCATCAATAATTTGTGGCTGCCATTCTTCATTGATGATTTTAAAATAGGAATCTGTTAATCTTCGGTGAATGATAGGGTCTTCTGTCCCTGCAACTGAAGGCATTCTAGGTTTATCTTCTCGAACACCTCTTACTTCTTCTTTATAGCTATGTAGAATCGCTTGCCCGTCAATTAAAGGGTTATGATGTGGATAGTATTTTAAACGAATCATAGACTTATAAAACGACTTTAGTGCCGATAAAAAACGACTAATAGTAGTAGGGCTTTTATTTGTTAAATTCACAAAACGAAATGAATCTTTATCACGAACCTTACAGCTCATTTCATGCTGTAAATAATTCTCAACGGCTACACGTATCTTTCCTTCCGATTCATTCCATTGCACTCGGTTTCCCTGATAGTTACTTTCTTCCTCTAGCCACTTGAAAAAGGGTAATAAGCACTTTAAATAAGATGTTGCAGAGCTCTTATCAATTCGCCCTAAACAATCTTGGTAATAGTCTGTCAAAGGTAGAAAGGGCTTGTTATCTTTAAATACTAACAGTTGATATTTACTTTCAACATTCTTCGGACAATACTCATACCAATACAATTATTAACCCCCTCCATTAAAAGAATATTCGTGCTAATTTTAATGCTTTTCTTCGTAAGTGTAAATGTTTAACCTTTTAATAAAACAATGCAGAAATATTAGACAATATAAAAATGCACATACTAAAATTTACTTTTAGTAATGTGCATTTTTATAATGTGTGTAACATTATAAACAAGTCACGATGGAATAAGTCATCATGTACAATTACTTGTCTTTAATATTACAGAGTAACCGCTCTCTCTTTTTAATACAGAGGGGTGAAGTTATGGAACTCGAAGAATTAAAAGATTATCTACGAATCGACCATGACGAAGACGATATGACGTTACAAACGTTACAAACCATGGCAAATGAGTATATAAAAAATGCGGGTGGCGGAATTGATGAGGAAAATGTTCTTCGAAACCTAGCTGCGGCATTTTTAGTAAGTCATTGGTATGAGAACAGAGAATTATCAAGGATTGGAAACAACTCTTATGACGTACCGCATACCTTTCAGGGTATTATCCAACAATTACGATATTGCTATGTAGGTGATTCAATATGAATCCAGGAGATTTAAAGCAACGCTTAGTATTTGAACAGCCTGACGGTGGCAAAGATGAAGATGGCTTTCCGGTTATTGGACCAACTGTCTACGGTAAGGCGCGAGCGAAGTTGAAAACGCTTAGAGGTAGAACCTTTTATGCTGCAGCATCCACAAACATGGAACATAATCGTGTGTTCACGATACGTTACCAAGAAAAATTAATGGATGGTATAAGACCTAAAGGAATTTTGGTTATTTGGAAGGGTATAAAACACGAAATCACATCCATAGAGAATGATGACGGATTAAACGTGTCGATGACTGTTGTTGCAGTGGCGGTGAGCTAATGATTGAATTCGAAGGTTTGGATGAGTTGATTGCGGAAGTTGAACGCATAGAGGGAATGACAGATGCGCTAAAGGATAAAGCGTTGATTGCCGGTGGTGAAATACTATTATCCAACATGATTGCTAGTGTTTATTCTCACGGGCTACAACGAAGGTCGGGTGAAGCGCAAGCGTCACTCACTCGTACAGATCCAAAAAACAATGAATTATTTGTTGGTACTCAAGGTGGAAAAAAACAACCTGGCTTTTATTTGTACATGCACGAATTTGGTTTCTGGAACGTTCGAGCAGGACGTTTTATAGCACCGCGTCCATTTGCTTCAATAGCTTATGAAAACAGCAAGGGCGAGATCATGAATGCTTATGCGGATGAATTCAGAAAGGGGTTGGCTATGTCGTGAGTTTAGATAGTAACACTTATTTAAATTTACTTAAAAATGATAATGAAGTGACAGAAACTAATACTAATATAGCTCATGTGAAAGCTTCTGCTGTCAATGTAAATAAGTTAATCATGGATACCCTCACCCCTCTCGGTTATCCGGTGGCATCCATGCGATATAACAATACGGCTGATACGTATATTGTTTTTCTTGAATATAACCAAGCATCGCGAATGAACGCAGATGATGTGGAAATAATGACGAAACATTTCTACCAAGTCGATGTGTTTTCTAGCGGAAATTATTTGCAGTTAGTGAATGACGTAAGGCGGCTAATGAGGGAAGCGGGATTTGGTCGAATGTTTGAATCTGAAACGTATGACGATGACATGAAAAAGTTTAGAAAATTAATGAGATTTAACTATGAAACTACAATCAAATAGGAGGCTATTAAATGGCTATTAAAGGATTAAAGAATTTACATTATGCAGTAATTACAGAAGAAAACGCTACAACAACCACTTACGGTGAACCGAAACCGTTCGGACCCGCAATGGCGTTGAACGTTCAACCATCAATCAACCGTTCGAATTTACGTGCAGATGACGGGGTCCTGTTCTCTGACTCGGCAAAAGGACCAATTGCGGTAACAGTTAACACGGCATTTCTCGAAAAAGAAGTTGAAGCAGAAATCTTGGGCAAAACAATCCATGCGAACGGGATCATATCTGACAATGTGGACGATGACGCACCATATATCGCAATTGGTGGGCAAGCGGCATCGGCACGGGGTGGCTCTGAATTCTTTTGGCTATACCGTGTGAAATTCGCTCCCGCAGAAGAAAACAAGGTAACGAAACAAGAAACGCCAACCTACCAAACGCCCAACCTTACAGGGGAAGCAATTCCGCGTTTGCATGATGGGGAAGAAAAAACAAAATTGTGGGACGGAGATCCTGACGTTGTAGACAAAAAAATATTCACTGAGTGGTTTGAAAGTGTTATTGATAAGGATTATGTACCAACAGTTTAAGGGGGTAACGAAAAATGCAAATCGAATTAACCATAGAAGGTAAAAAGAAAATATTTACCGCTCCATTTGTGCCGATGATGGCCAGACGGAAATACTTCGAAATTGAAGCTAAAGCAGAAGAAAGAGAAATAGACAAAACATTTTCAGCACGAGAATTAATAGAAGAAGAAAATGAAGGGTTATCTATTCTTGTGGACATTGTTTTCGAAAAGCAATTCACCATTGAGGAATTGATTAACGGTGCAAGCAAGGAATATGTAGATACAAAATTAACAGAAGCAGTATTCGGAGTTAAACCCAAAAAGAAAAAAGAAGAGGGAAACGAACAGGGGAAGTAACGGAACCGGTGACGTTCACGGAAATGTATGCTTCCATTAAATCATTATATAAATCTATGATGTTTCCAACAAATAAGGATGCGCCCAGGTGGTCGATGAACGAAATCGATCAGATGGACGCATTTTTCTTTATGGAATTAATGAACCATGAGAACGAAGGACCGCAAGAAGAAGAACGGTATTTAAGTGACGTGTGGTAACTGATTGGCTGCGTATAAAAACGCGGCTTTTTATTTTGAGTAAAAGGCGGTGAAATATATATATGGCATCAGCGGACGTAGGTACATTAAGGACCAGGCTATCTTGGGAAGATGAAGGTAATTCGAGCGGCATGAAAGGTTTTCGTGATGATTTAAAAGGTTTGCGCTCCGAAATGAATGCGGCTAAATCCGGTGGCAAGGATTACAGCAACAGTTTAAAAGGCTTAGGCCAACAATCGGATATCCTTTCTCGTCGTTTTAAAACACAAAAAGAGCAGGTTGCAGAACTTAGGAAACGTTATGAAGAATCTAAACGGACCAAAGGCGAAGACGCTCAACAAACGAAAGATTTAGCGAGTCAATACAACAATGCCACAGCCCAGATGAATCGAACTGAGAATCAATTGAAAGCTTTAAATGAAGAGATAAGAAGACAAGAAAGTCCTTGGACTCAAATAGGCGAGAAAATGACTAATGCAGGCGACAAAATGCAGACGTTTGGTAAAAAAGCAACCGATTTTGGTAAGTCGTATTCCATGCGCGTTACGGCTCCTATTGTGGCTAGTGGTGTTGCGGTATTTAAACTAGCCTCAGATTTTGAAAGTGCCTTCGCAGGGGTTGAGAAAACCTTCCCTGGAACAGCCGAGCAATTGGATAAATTAAGAACCGGCATCCGCGAAATGGCAAAAGAGATTCCCGCCTCCACAAATGAAATTGCGGCAGTTGCGGAAGCGGCTGGACAATTGGGAGTTAAAGC